GGACACTTGATATGTTCCGTCGAAGTCCGTTCCTGTGCTCGCGAGTTCGATCATCATCCGTGGTGCGGATGTCAGATCGCCCGGCATGGTGAATGAGACCACGCGCTCATGCTGGGTCATCTGCGCCAACACCTGCTGCGCCATGAGCGTCGCATCGTCGGTAGGAAGATTTGGCCGTACGATCACCAGATTCATACCGGAGTTAGAGGACCCGGCGGAGGAAAGCGTTTGGGAAACCGATTGTTGAGTTTGGCAATCCCAGCTTTTCACTTCGATGGACACACCCGCGGCAATGTCGAGGCTGCGGTGAAGGCTCAGATCAAGGCAATCTGTCGGATTGATCGTGAGTGTTGGCCCTGTCGCGGCTGGTGGTTGGAAATACAGAGTCGATCCCTCTACCCAAATGTCGAACCCCTCGATTTCCGCCAACCATACCAATAAATCCCAATCGTTGGTTGCGCGGGCATTTTGGTACATCGCCGTGCGAGTACGACTCGTTCCGAAGTAGCGTCCAACCAGCGTGGAAGTGGCGGTTACGTCGGGCACTAACCCATGACGTCTCACAATAGTTGAAACGATCTCGCTGGAGGTCTGGTTCTCGAATGTTTGCTGTGTTTGCGACATAAGGAAACGCGCGGTGAGATCCCTTCCCGCCAGCCGCACGTCCTGGCGGATGGCATCGATCTCAACGCTATCCGCATCACCAAGAATGAGTGACGTCCAACCGCCGTCCAACCCAATTTGCACCTCAACCGATAGTGGAACCGCGGACCAGATTGAGGTCGAGTCTGGCGTGAGTGCAGCAGAAACACTAAATCGGTTCGCGCCAAGATAAAGATCATTCATCACAATGATAGACTCAACAGCAGAAATCGGCGCGCCATTCACCAGCACAGTGGCAACAGCGAGTCGAGTATCAGCCGAAGCCAATAGCGCCCCCTGTCACGGTCTCGGCCGAGGGCAATATAAGCGTTGTCAGCCCCGATAGCCACGGGTCGCCTATGTTGTTCAGTGTCGCGATGCGATCCCACTGTGTCGGATCACCATAGTACTGACACGCAATCTGAAACAGCGTCGTACTCGTAACCGTAATCGTTGGCATTAGGATCCTGAAAGCACAAAATTTGCGTTGGCCCGAGCCAAGTAGCCGCGTGCGGCGGATAGGTTTGCGAGTGCCTCCGTTGCCGTCAACATGCCCGGAATGTCAGCGGCGGACATCGCAGCGCCTGTGGTTGCAATAGCGGCATCAGTGCCCGCGACCAGGCCTGACAGTGCACCTGACGCAGTGGCATACGCCGAGGTACCCTCCGTGAAGGCGCCCGGAGTGTTTAACATCGCGCCAATCGTGCCGATGTTTGTAAAGCCGCCAGCGGCGCCCAAATCAGTAAGAACGGCAGATTGCGCCGTGAGATTCGTTCCCATCGGGGGAGCATTGACACCAGATGCCACGACACAACGGATACGGTAGGGTATCCACCAGGGATTGGTAAAATCAAGCAATAGCTCGCCGACGACGACTGCGATTAGAAAGCTGTCCCACGCAAGCGTCACTGTCAGTCCGTTGCGACGCAATCCGTCAAGCAACCGCGCGCGATCAGCCGCGTTTCCGCCCGAAAGAATGCCAGCCCAGGAAATGTCGGCATCATCGGGGCCGAGGGCATCGATGACCCGCCCCCCGCCGGGGAGGCGGTGAACGGTCAATGCCTGCTTGCCGCCAAATCGGACCGCACCAGAAACCTCGAAGCCGTCCAGTGTCACGCTACCGAGTATAACGGCCACCTTAGCCTCCGATCATGCGACCAGGCGGGAATGGGCTCCTGGTCGGATCGAATGCAGGGCTACCACTAGGTGGCCGCCCCACCTCGCGTGCCAATTTCCGTGCCATCCAGCGGCCAACCAACGTTCCGTCCAGGAACACATCACCCTGCGTCGGGCCACCACCATTGGGACCGACAGTCTCGTTGCCATTTGCGGCAACAGTGCCGTCCGGCGCGGCCGCGGTCACGGGGAGCTCGTTTTCGCGTTGGCCCCTCGGCGTCCCGAACACTGTTGCAGGTGGTGGAATGCGCAATACTGCCGCCGAATTGTTGGCGGCGGATGGGCACCCCGTCCGCCCAACTGGAGCAAATGCAGAACTAGCAATAGACGGCGTGGTAGGCGCCGCGGAGCGAAACGTTTGATTGGGCCCAAACCTTTGCGCCACTGGCAATGACGCGAATGCCGAGTATCCTTCGCCCGATCGTGCCGGCTGTGTGGTGCTTTGGGCGTTGACCGCTCCCGGCCGGCGCTGGCCAATTGTCACCTTTAGTCGCGCTGCCTCTACGTTCGGCGCCACGGCCGTTGCGGCAACATCTCCTTGGACCGCGATCGGCTTAGCTTTGCCGTTGAGCGCAGGCACGGTCAATGGAGATAACCTCGCGCTCTGCCTGGAGTCTGCAGCCGTCACGCCGCTCGCTGCCGAAGTACGGACCACAACCGGCTGTGCGGGCTGGCTTCCGGCGGCACGCCTCCTATCGGAGCGGTTTACCGGCATAATTTTGGGTCGAGCCGATGAAGCAGTCAACACGCCATCGGCACGCGGAAGTACCATGCGTGCGCTCGTGGTCGGATGCTCGCTTTGAACGAAGGATGCTTGGCTCTGGGCTACCGCTAATCGTTCCCCTTGACGCCACGCTATGGCATGGTCTGTCGGCAAGCGACCTGGGGCCGGGCCAAGCGAATGCTCAGCTGGCATATTCGAATTGCGTCCAATCGTCGTTTCGCGATGCTTCGGTGTCGCAAGCAGATGCGTGTTGCCTGTCAAGCCGCCCAGTTTGGCGAATGTGCGATCCGAGCGCGAGCCGCCCAATAGCGCCGTCTGCACATGCTTGGCAGCTCTTGCCAGCACAATGCCGAGCCGGCCAGGTAGCGCCAGCGCTAGCCCCACCTCATGCCGCGGTGCCATGGCCCGGTTCCCCAATGTCCTTTCGCCGCACCGCGCATGCGCCTGCTACGCTCAGGTCTCACGCGTCAGCCCACGTACGGCTTTGCCAATCGAATGTCAGTCCGTCCAGCGAACCAATCGCAGCGATCCAGGCGAGTCGTTCATCCTCTGGCAGCGAGAATGCAATATCAAGCGGCACCCCGTTCCGGACCAGATATAGGCAGTCCACCAGATCGGGGTGCCGACTCAGTTTCCCGCTTCGGTTTCCGTCGGCTTGACGGGCTCGCCCACTTCGAATGACCTCGCCACCGCTTCGATGCCCTCATCGCCAAGACGCTGCACCAAACCTTCCAACTGCGCCTCGGTCATCGGCGGCGGTACTGGCACGCCATCGATCTCGATCACCGAAGCGGCCAAAGCGGCCATGCCGAAGTATGGCGGATTCTGCGCGAGCTCGGCCCCTACAGCCTTGAATAGCCGCAAACGGTCCAGGGCGGCCAGGCGCCGCACCGTCAGGCGACGCCCCAAATCGTCTGAAACCGTCTCAAGCTGGACTGCCGACATCATCAGAAGCTGCGAAGGCGTTACCATTATAATCTCTGCCGCTGCGTGGCAAAGAACTCCAATCGTTGCCGCACGCTGCTGTCGCCCTTCCAGCTTCCCGAATTAGCTAACTTGAAAACAACACCATTGTATTGGTATGTCGAGGTCGAACCATCAACTTCCGCGATGTATTGATATACCGTCCCGGCAGGCAGGAATCCTTGGGTGAAGAACGCTTGCTCAGCCATCGCTATGAAATCATCTACCGCGCTGGTCCCTCGTTCGACATCAAAGTTGCCTTCCCACCCTTTCGGCAGCTCCGCACCCATTGGTACCCCATCCAGTCGATCAAGACGAATCGATTGCGTAAGCTGCCGACTCTCAAATCCGGTTACATAGGTCAGGTCGACGCGCCCAAATGGTCCCATGACGACCAATTGGCAATCGCGCCCTATTGAAAACGAATTGATTGGCATGATCGCTTGTCTCCAGATCTCTCATTAAACAGCATTTGGGCGAGAATCACCAGAACGAACACACCGAGTTCGCCTAACGACTATGCGACAGAAGTTCCCCATTCAAGCCGGAAATGCTGCGTACCACCGACCAGTCTCGCTCGAACCTCGCGCGCGAATATCGCTCCGGGACATCAATATCTCGACGTATCATACGCGTCTTCTCGGACGATATTTTGAATCAAATCGGCCCACTTGGTAGCAGCTGGCTCTGCACTACCACGGTTTGGCCACCCTCCACATTAACAATGAATTTCTCGTTAATACCCTGGAATTGTACTTGCGCGTCGCTTTGGACGTAACCCAAGCTGGTTCGGCTCAACGGGTTGTTACTGGCGTCGCATATAACCGAAAATGGTATGCTGCCGTCGACTGCCAGCGCCAGAATGCCCTGACTCAGCAACGCTTGTAGGAAGCTCATCTCGGTCGATCGAATTTGCTGAAATAGCGTGTTATTAATCACCTGACCGACAAATTGACCCATCCCGGCGGCCAGCGTGGCCGCAATGAAATTCGTC